GCCGTCGATCGTCGAGATCTCGGTGATGCCGTCGGCGGTTCCCACGAACGGGACGCCGACCGTTCCCGCGGCGTAGGTGATCAACCCCGCGTGGCAGCCCGAGGCGAACGTCGGCGTCGCCCCCGGCCAGCTGATCGCGTTCCAAGGATCGGCGGGGTTGTTCGCTTCGCGCCACCACGCCGAGAGGTTCCCCGAACCGTCGAGCACGAAGAGCAAGTCGACTCGCGTGTCGGTCGTGCCGATCGCGTTGAAGCCTTCATCGGCGACGGCCGACGTCCCCGACGTCGTCACCTTCGTTTCGATCGTGCGAAGCGTACCAGTCCGATGCCCGACGACGACGTGCGCCGAGAAGTTGGTCGGGCTCGCGAGATCTTCGTTGAAGTGCATCCCGCAGAAGATCGTCGCGCTCCCCGCGCCGCTCGCCGGGGTCTGCGTGTTCGCTGCGTCCTGACCGATCCCGACGTTGTGAACGATGAACGACGTCCCCGGCGCGATGAAACGGAAGTCACCGCGGCCCGTCGAGCCGTTGAACCACAGCGTCACGTCGCCGGTGTTGTCGTCGAGTTCGGCGAGGTAGCGGCCGGCCGCTTGCGAAACGGCGGGGAGCGCGCTCGGCTGATAGGGGAACCATCCGACGAGGTCGCCCGAGCCCGAGAAGTCGTCGTCGAGATTCGGCGCACCTTCGGCGCCGTCGGTCCCGAGCAGCCCGCTCTCGGCGAGCGTGCCGTCGATGTCGCCCGCGACGGTGCCCGACATCGCGTCGGTGCCGAGCAGCCCGCTCTCGGCGAGCGCACCTAGCAGCGTGAACGTCGACACCATGCTGTCGGTGCCGAGCAGCCCGCTCTCGGCGAGCGTGCCGTCGACGACGCTGTTCACGGTGCCCGACATCGCATCGGTGCCGAGCAGCCCGCTCTCGGCAACGGTGCCCGAGCGCGTGAAGTTCCCCGCCGCGGCGTCGGTGCCGAGCAGCCCGCTCTCGGCGAGCGTGCCGTCGACTCCCGAGGCGCCGAGAGCTTCTTCGTTCAGCGCCGCATGGATCGCCGCGTCGTCGGCGATCTTGTCGGCCGAGAAGAGCACGTGTGCCCATACGTAGCCGGTGATCCCCGGCGTGCCGCCGCCGTAGGCGTTCGTATCGAAGATCGACGGACCTCCGGCCGGAGTGACGGCGTAAGTGTAATCGAGCACGACGCCGCCGGCGGCGTTTCGGATCGTGGTTCGGTAGCGCGTCGCCGAGCTGTAGTGAACGATCGTGTAGAGCGCGCCCGTCGAGAGAGACGTTCCGGTCGCCTCGGTAGAGGCTTCCTGATAGGTGACGTTCCCGCCGTTCGTGTAGAGCGAGCCTTGCGCGGCGCCGCCCGATGACGAGGAGATGTTTTGAAAGCTCGCGACGCTGGTCAGCCAGACCGCCGTGCCGTAGGTCCAAGTCGTCGAGCCCGAGTAGTTCCGCTGCAGATCGAAACCGAGTCGCGCCGACGTCGCATGCAACGCAGCCGGCCCGAGCGTCGAGCCCGGCGTCGTGTCGGCGTGCGTCGGTCGTGCTGCGGCCGACCCGCCCGACATGACCGCATCGACCCCCGTCGCGCTGTCATCGGTCGAGCCGGTGATCTCGGTCCCGTCGCCGGACGAAGTGAAGCCCGTTCCCGTGCGGAACAGGTGAAGAGCGTCACAATCGCCCAGCGACGTGAAGTCAGCAACCGGCACGAAGCGACCTCAGATCAGCCGGTCGGGTGTGTGTGCGTCCAAGCGGTGATGTTCACGGTGTCGCCGCTCGTGATCGACGCGCTCGACAGCGTGAGATCCGCGCCGACGGCGCCACGCCACAACACGTTGTCGTCGCGGTCGAGCACCTCGTAATACGAGGCGGTGCCGGTCGCGACGGCGGTCGTCGACAGCGGGAGCGAGTTCGCGTCGGCGCGGCCGGCGACCGAGGCGCCGCCGTTTCCGAAGGCGGGGTTCGCACAATCGAACTCGGCGAGCAGCACGTCGCCAGCGTCGCGGGTCTGGACCTTGCCCGCGGCGTTCGTGGTTCCGGTGTCGATCTGATCGACGTAGGCGTCGGCGGCGGCGTTGCGCACAGCGGTAGCGAGAAGTGAGAGAGCCATAATGTGTTTTCCTTATGTGACGGTTGGCACGCTGAAGGTGTCGACCTCGAACAAGGTCTCGCCGACAGCGAGTGACAAGCTGAAGTTCCCATCGTTGGTCGGCGTGCCGCCGGGGTTGTCGATCCACACGATGCCGAATCGACCCGCGACTCGGGAGTAGTGCACGATCGAGATCGGGTCGGTGCTCCCGTTCTCGGCCGGCGGAACGGGAACGACCCGCCACGTCGCGCCGCCGTCGAGCGAGTAGCGGATCGCGCACGGCTCGCCGGTCTCGTTCGCTGAGACGTAGATCCCGCCGCCGTCATTGTCGAGACACCGACGCCTGAACTCACCGCCGAGAGACCCCGAAACGTCGGTCCAAGCCGTGCCGTTCGTCGACGTGTAGCAGCGTTTGTCTGTCACGAGAACGAAGAGCGCTCGCGCGCCGTCCCACATGATCGCTCGCGCGTCTTCGCCGCTCGTGATTCCCGTCGGCGCCGCAGCGCTCCACGTCTGCCCGTCGGTCGACGTGTACACGTCGAAGTTCGGCGCGGCGTTGTTGCCGATGGCGACGAGAAGCGGATCGCTCGCGGCGTTCAACCCGCTGGCGACGTCGATCACCTCGTCGGAGGTTCCGACCGCCGTCGGCGTGTCGATCGTGAAGCCCGAGATCGGGGTCGAGTCATACCAGAACGCCGCCGCCGGTGTTCCGGCGGTGTCGTCCTGTCCCGCGACGATCCACTGATCGGTTTCGATCGACCATATGCAGACGTTCGCGGATTGGTTGCCAGTGCCGGGCAACGTCTGCGCGGCGAACGATCCGGTGAACTCGACGACGCGGTTCGTCGCGAGCGGTGACTTCGAGCAAAGCAACGTGCGCGCGCCGGTGTGCGCCGGTGTCGAGTCGGCGGGCTTGCTCGCGGCGTGCGTCCAAGTCTGAGCGGTGCCGGTGTTCGCCGTGGCGGCGAAGGTCTGACCGTCTCGTGAGTTCGTCACGATGTCGGCTCGCCCGCCGAAGAACCACGTAAGCGACCCTTCGTCATAGGTCATCGCTTCGGCGGTGCAACCGGTCACCTCGCCGACGTCGAACCAATTCATGACCTGAATCGCCGAGAGGTACTGAACCCACCTCCCGAGTTCGTGGAACTTGTGGTTCAAGTGCTGCGCGGCGGGGTGCTCTTCGGCGAGGTAGCCGTCGTCTCGCTTGCCCGCGCCGGGCTCGACCTTCGTCGGCGTGCCGTCCCAAGGCTCGCCGGGGTCGTTCATGTTCTCGTCGTTCGCCCACGAAGGGAGCAAACCGATCGGGTAGCTCAATTGCTTGTTGGCCATGGGTCAGTCTCCTACCACGCTTGCGAGCCCGCCAGAGGATACCACGCCCGTCGTGCTCGCGAGCCCGCTTCCGCCGCCGACGCTTCCCGTCGTGAGGTCGGCGAGTTTGAACTTCGCCGAGTCGTCGGCGAGCCCGTTGTTCCACTCGACGAGCAGGCGATTCCCCGCGGGGTCTGCCTCGTCGAGTAGTAGCTGCACGAGGTCGTGATCCGCAGAGGTCAGCGAGTCGTCGATCGTGATCCGCAGCTGCGCCGGCGGCTCTTCTCGGATGTGGAACGCCTCGCCGTCGAACAGGATCAGCCCCAGCACGCGGATCACGTCTTCGGGCGTCGAATCGGAAAGGTTGATCGCGATGCGCGCGCGGATGGCGGTTCGATACCTCTCGTCGTCGGCGGTCGTGCGGGGTTGCTGAACGACCTTCCCGATCGTCGTGAGCTGCACACCGACGGCGCCGGCGAGGTCGCGTTCGAGGATCACCTCGAAGGCGGCGTCTTCGATCTCCTGAAGCTGCGCGAGATACGACTTCGCGAGCGCGACGAGGTCGGGCTTATCCCGCCACCGATCGATGAAGCGCTCGACGCGCGCCTCGTGCTCTGAGAATTGATCGATCAGCTCGCCCGCCATGGCTCACCTCTTCGAGAAGTAGTGCACGACGAGCCCGACGATCGCGCTCGTGCACAGCGTCGCGATGATCGACAGCGCCCACCACTTCACCTTGTCGTTGTGTGACTGCGCGCGTTCGAGAGCCTTCGTCACGACGGCGAGGTCGTGCGAGCCGCTCGCATCCACATCGCGTTCGAGCTTCGAGAGCCGAGCATTCACACGAGCGCGCTCGGCGAGGTCGGCGTTATGGCGCTCGTCGGCTCGCACCTCGATCGCGGTGAGCTTCGTCGAGATGTTGCCGAGTTCAGAAAGCAGCCGCGCTTCTTCTTCGGGGTTCATGTCTTCGGGGATCTCCAACACGTTGCAGGGGGGCGGTAGGCTCGGGACGAGAACGAGGTTCATGATCACATCTCCTGTCGAACCATGTCGAGGTAAGCGGACATCGGGAACGCCTTGCCCGGATCGCCGTGGTCAGTTCGACCCTTCCCCGGCCCGCGCGAGACTTGGTAGTGCGTCGTGATCCCGCGCTCGCCGGCGTTCAGCCCTTGCCAGTCGACGAAGCGAACGGGGATGTCCCAACGTTCACAGACGCGAGCGGCGCGCTTCGCCGAGCGCGCTAGCATGCGACGCGAGAACGGGTCGAACCACTGCTCGACGGTCTGTCGCGCGAAGCCGGCGTGCTCGAAGTGCACGCCTCGACGGTTCGCCCCTGGCGCTGTGAAAGCGACGTGCTCTTCGGGCACGCAGAGGATCGTCGAGTCGTCGTCGAAGCAGTAGTGAGAGCTGACCATCGGGGCGGCGGTGTACTTCCCGCCGAACCACCACGCCGTTCGGTCGGCCGACGTGCTCGCTTCGGCGATCTCGATCGTGTGGATCACGAGCCAATCGACGAGGTCGCGGTTCGCCCATCGGAAGTTCTCCGCTCGGATGATCGCGGTGATGTCGTCGTTCGGGTCGTCACGCCGTATCGGCGCCGTGCCCACCGCCGCCCAAGTGCGAGCGTCGACGACTCCCGTCCCCGGAAGACCGCGCTCGGTCTGGTAGCCGACGGTCGCGTTGTGGGTGAGCTTGCCGAAGGCGCCGTCGTCGTTCCACGGCGCGAGGTCGAAGCCCGCCGACATGAGGATCTGTTGCCACCGCTTCACGACCTCGCCCGTCGAGCCTCGCCGCAGCTCGGGCCGAGACACCGGGGTCGGGATCGACGGCTCGGTGTCGGGGCCTGAAGACCGCGTGAAGGGCTTGCGGCACTCGGGGTGCACGATGAACGGCACGGGACGCAGCGGCGCCACACGGGCCGCTACAGCGCCGGCACGGCGGCAGTCGGCGAGGTCGACCGCCACGCAACCGAGCTTCGCCGCGCGGAAGACGAAGAGCGCCCCCATGCTGTAGTCGCGAAAGGTGCGATAGAAGTGCGCCCACTCGGCGGGCTGCACGACGTAGCCGTCGCCGGTGAAGTTCTTCGAGCCCCAACCGACGCGGCCGGCGAGCAGCCACCCATACTCGCATGCGTAGCCGTCTCGGATGAAGTCGCCGGGGTCGGCGAGGTAGGGATGCAGCGCATAGGTTTTGCACGCGGCGGGGATGAACGCCGAGCGGTGCGAGCGGTCCTTCGCGATGGCGTCGGCGTGCAGCTTCGCGGCGTGCTTCGTCATCCCTACAGCGCCGTTCGAGGCGCCGGGGATCAGGGTCGGGATCGTGTGCGGTCCGATCTGCTCGGAGTGGCGGGCGGCGATGTCGTAGAGCGTCGGCGTCGGGCTCATGACCCGCACGCCTTGCTTTTCGAGTTCGAGCGCGATCATGTCGACGGCTTCCGCCGACAGCCCGAGCAGGAACACGTGATCGTCGGCGTCGCCGATGGCGAGCGGCGCCGTCATGACGTCGAAGGTCAGATCGCCATCGGTGATCGTTCGCCGCTCGAAGTAGGCGTGACCGGCTCGGATCGCTTCGAGGATCGCGAACGTGTAGTCGTCGCCGAGCTTGCCCTCGGGCACCTCACGTGCCCACCACTCCGAGCCCTTCACAGCGCCGCCTTGAACTCGGCCGCGGTCGGAAGGTCGAACGGCTCGGGCTTCGGCGCCTCGCCGTTCTCGGCGCCGCCCTCGGGCGGCTCGGCGTCGGGGATGCCGAGACCTTCGAGCAGCTCGACGAGCTGCTCGTAAAGCGCGACCGCCTTGTCGTGCTCTCCCGCCTCGACGAGTGCTCGCACCTCGCCGACGAGGTCGTTCACGGCGGCGGCGTTGTCGAGCGAGGGATGACGGTCGAAGTAGGCGCTCGCCTTGCCCGAGATCGTGTCGATCATCTCGATCGCCGAGCCGGCGACCTGCACGACCTTCGCAGCGGTCGCGAGGGCGCCGCCGCACGCCACGGTCGAGAGCGCGATCACGACGAGCATCGCCGCCGTCGACTTCGCCTTCGGTCGCTCGGTGCGTTCCTTCTTCGCGCGCCCGAGTAGCTTGTCGAAGAACGCCGAGACGGGCGGGCCGAACTTCGCCGTCACGCGCTGCAAGGCTTCATGACCGCCGGCCGCCGAGAGCCCGGCGAAGCCGCCACCGAGACCGCCGACAGCGGCCGCGAGCATCTCTTGCTCGCACATGAAGTGCGCGACGCACGAGTCGCCGAGCCAGCCCGACACGAAGGCGAGCACGGGAACGGCGTCGGACGGCACGGGACCGATCCGCTTGATGCCGTTCATCAGAGCGCCGACGGCGAGGGCGATTGCGACGAAGTAGAACTCGGTTCCGAAGAAGGCGGGACACTGCATGTTGTTTGCTCCTATCAGGGTACAGCTGTGATTAGCTCGTTCACGTTGATCCGTGACGTGTCGAGTCGCGCAATCTCGCGCGGCCCGATCGAGATGTTGGCAGTCGCCACGGGGAAGGCAGACAAGCCTAGCTGAACGGGCGACGTCATGTCGAACACTCCCGCGAACCCCATCGCCACCGATTCGAGGCGGGCGGCGATGACGTCGCGCCCCTGCGTCAAGTCGGTGTCGTTCAGCTCGACGAGCGCGTCTTCGAGCGCGGCCGCTCCCGCGTACCCCGAAGAGATGTCGATCGAGATGAAGATCTCGACCCAGATCTCGACCTCGGTCGGGCGCGAGAAGTAGATCGTATGCAGCCCGCCAACGCTGTCGGTGGCGACGCCGCTTTCGAGCCCGAACGTCCCGATCCCCGCGGGCTTGGTGTCCCATATCAGCTGCGCGATGGCGTTGTTCGTGAGCACCGCCGGCGAGCCATCGTAAACGACGACCTCGATCGACTTCGGCGGGAGCCCGGTCACGGGGTCGGGAAGGTTCGACGTGTTCTCGAACACGGTGCACTGAAGCACGTCGGGGTCGGCGAGAATGTCGGCACGGATCGCGTCGACCGTCGCCGAGCCCGTCGCGCGCAGCTCTTCTTCGCGCCGCTGGCGCAGCTCGGTGTCGGTGTCGATCTCCTTCCCGACGCTCGCGTCGAGCGGGTTCGTAACGCTGTTCCAGCCCGAGACCGCGGTCGAGATGTCGGTGATCGTTCCCGAGTTCGCAGCGACGGCGCCGGCGAACTCGGCCTCGAAGTCGACAGCGTGCACGCCGTTCGCCGGCGAGGTGAAGTCGGCTTGCGGCGTCCACCGATTGTCGGGCTTGCCTACGACGTTCGCGAAGTGCGTCCCCGCTACGATCGTCGTGCCGGCGTCGAGGTCGACGTTCAGCGAAACCGTCGACTTCGTCGCGCCCTCGCGAACGGTTCCGGTCAGCGCCGAGAGACGTTCGAGAAGCAAGCCTTCGGCGGCGTCGGGGTTGAATCCGTTGTAGGCGACCTGCAGCACTTCCCACAGCTCGCGAGCTTGCGCGGCGAAGATGCCGTTCAGCTGCCCGATAGGCTCGTCGGCGTCGGTGTTCAGGGCGGCGTCGAGTTCCGCCTTCTGTTGCACCGACAGCTCGTCGAGAATGATCTCGATCGTTTTGATCTGCAGTCCGCTTGCGTCTACGTAGGGCATGGGGTCACTCCAAAGATCCGGGCAACGCGAGGATGAACTCGCCGGGCTGCGCGCGGAAGACGACACCGCCGGTCAGCACGATCTCTAGCGGGTCGATCGAGAACGACCTCGCCGCCTTGTCGAACGTCGTCGTCATCTTCGCGATCGTGAGCACGCCGGGGGTCGAAAGGATGGCTCGTCGAAAGAGCGACTGAATCAGACCGATGTCGGGGTTCTTCACGAACACCGCCTCGAAGTATGGCATCCCTTGCCGCTTGTCGAGGAACCACTCGCGCTTGAAAAACTGAAGGCGCGCGAGCAGACGAAGGCGAACCGCCTCGACGCCTCGCACGATGCGCGGCGGGATCTCGATGTCGCCCGTCGCCTCGACGATCGCGAAGGTCGCGAAGTCGAGCTGCCCGTCGAGGTCGCCGTCGGCCGTCGTGACGACGACGGGCTGCGCGATGTTCAGCGGGAAGTTGTAAGTCGGGAGCGGCATCAAGGCGCCTCGTTTCCGTCGGTGTCGTAGGCGAGCAGCTCGAACGAGGGGGCGCTAGTCCACCCACCGTTCGGGCGTACAGTGTAGCGCCATCCGTCGGCTATAGAGACCCTCGACGAATAGTTCGTGAAGTTCCCGCGGAAGCGCTCGCCGTCGTGAACGCATACCAGATCCCCGCGCAGCTGAACGAGAACCATCACACGCTGAAGGCCCGATGCGTCGGTTACGTCGAAGCTGATCGGCGTGTTCCGCTCGATGGGCGTTCCGACGGCCGGCGAGAAGTTGTCGATCGTCGGCGGCGTCGCGTCGCTCCCCGCTTCGGTGAGCTTCGACAGCCCGCCGTCGATCGTCCGATGCTTCGAGCCAGCGTCGAAGCCGATCGCGTAGATCACACCGCCGTCGATGTCCGCCATGATTCAGCTCGTGAGGGCAACCGTCGTCGAGTCCCAAGGGAAGATGAGATCGCCGAGCTGCACGAATTGGTAGAGGGTTCCCGTCGACGGATATTGGTCGCCGGTGTTCACGTTCTCTTGTCCCCACCACACGTCGGGAAGGTTCCCGACCTTGCCCGCTTGCGGCGAGCCAGAAACCCCCCACACACCGACGGGACCCATGTGCCACTCGGCGCTGAATGCGTTGTCGACGGGGTAGGACGAGAACAGGTCGAACGACCCGGCCGTCGTTCCGACCTGCACAGCTTCACCAGAAAGTCGAACGGTGAAGGCGCCGCCGTCATTGCACCGGAGAACGCAGTTGTTCCAGATGTTCGAGATCGAGAGCATGTCGCTCGCCGAGCCAACGCCAGCGTAAATAACGAAGCTCGGATCGGTGAGACCTGTCGGCGTGTCTGCAAGCTCGCCGACGATCAGCGTGATATAGACCACGCCGCTGATCATGACGAAGAGCCTCGTTTGCTCGCCGTCGTCTGAGATCGAGCAATGCACGGTCGAATTGAACGTCGTCGTCGGGAGGATGTTCGTCGTCGAGGTGCTCGCGATCACTTCGTCGCTCGCCGTCGGTCGGTTCGTCGTTGATCCGCCAGTGAAGGCGCCTGACAGCGAGACGACGACTTCGATCCGTTCGGGGATTGTGTTGTTCCACCCCGTGTTCAAACAGATCTGAACGTCGCCGACCGGCGCTTCGAGCACGATCCACGAATGCGCGTTGCCCGCGGTGTTGTGAACGATGTCGGCGATCGTGGTCCAATTGTCGGAAGCGTCGGCGGTCGTGCCGTTGCTCGAAGAAACGATCGACCACGGCGCCGTGAACGTCACGCCGTCGACGAGCGCGTTCTTCATCGCGAGCAGTGTCTCGTCGACGTCGGTCTCGTCGGCGGTGCTCGACGCGGCCGCGATGTTCACGCTGTGTTCCCAAGTCTTCTGCAGTGCGGGGAGTGCCATCGGTGATCCTTATTCGCTTTTAAGTTTCGTTGCGGCCATGGTTGGAGGGGCGAGAGTCCCCGACCACCCCGAAGACGTGAGCGCTAGCTTCGCCGCGGTCTGTAGCGCTGCGCCGCCATCGTTGGGGGCGACGGCAGCGTTCAGGATCGCGTCGGCTAGTTCTTTGAATCGAGCGTTCACGAGGCTTTCGAGCGCCACGAATTGAGCCGACACACCGCCGACGCGCACGTGCGTCGCGGGCGCGACGGGAGTCATCACGACGGCGTCGCTTGCGGTGGGGGCGACGTCGCCGTTCGGTCCCACGTTCGGGAAGGCGACCGGATACGAGAGGTCGTGTCGCCGAAGGTCGACGGGGTCGGCGAGATCTCCCGTCTCGCGCCACTGACCGATCGCCGAGCTATTGAAGACGAGCAGCACGGGGTCGCCCTTCGCGAGCGGCCAAGTCATCTGAAACGCCGCCGAGCGCGGGAAGGCGACCGGCACGTTCGGGATGTTGGGCAGCTCTTCGTGCGTCGGCTGACCGTCGGTGTCGAGCATGGCTCGGCGGATCATCGGCTGCACCTCGACGGTCTGCGTCGCCTCGTCATACGACACGACCTTCGCCGGCATCGCGACGTGAAGGTCGTTCATCCTAGCGTCGAGCGCTTCGCGGATGATCTCGGCTAGGTTCGGTTCGGTGCTCACAGCTTCTTCGCCTCGAAGTCGATATACCAGTCGTCGCCGTAAGTTGTCCCGCCATAGGCGCACTTCTCTACGCGGTAGCTCCCCGAGAGCCGCTCGCTTTCAAGCTCGACGAGACGCCCGGGGAACAGCTCGGGGATCAGCAAGGTCTGCGCGGTGAGCAGCCCATCAGAGTCGACGGAAGGTGTGCCGACGAGCCCGGTGTTCGGCGTGAGCAGAACGGCCGTCGTCGTGAGCGGCTCGCTCACTTGAAGCAGCTGGATCGCCCCCTCCTGAATCGACCACTCGAAGCCAAGCGACTGCGCGATGCGAGTCATGATCTGCGACGCCGAGCCCGAGAGCACGCCGCCGGCGGGGAGCACGAGCGGGGCGGCGGCGAGCTGCGCCGAGAACGTCGAGAGGTTCCCCTCGCCGACGCCGATCTTCTTCACGATCTGTTGCATGACCGAGAGGTTCGGCGTCGCCTTCCCTACCGAGAGCGAGATGCGGCTCGTCTGGTATTCCTTCTCGGCGTCGCCAGACTGCAGCACGGTCGCGATGTCCGCGCCCTCGCGAACCGAGAAGATCGTTCGAGCCGTGCCCGAGAAGATGAGAGCGGTCTGATCCTTGTAACCCGCTTCGAGCACGACCGGCACTTGCTTCGCTTCTTCGAGCGCTGACCGGTTGTCGGGGTTAAGGTTCCAAACCTTGATCTCGGCGGTGTTCGGCTCGGGCTTCAGCGATCGTTCGACGGCGAACTCGATGTCGAGGTGCTTCGTCGCCGCCTCGGGATCGATCACGAGTTCGATCGTGTCGACGATCAGCTTCGCCGCACGCTTGAAGAGAACCGTCACGTCGCGAACTCCCCGATGTCTTCGGTGCTCTCGTAGTAGAAGAGCCGCACGCGGTTCCCGAACTCGTTCATCAGAGGCGGCTCGCCCCCTTGTTCGAGGTCGACGGCGATCAGCTCACCGGGCGGAAGGCGCGGGTCGAATCGGTTCCGCGTGAGGAAACCCCAATTCGCGATCACCTTCACGCCCGAGAGCAGACGAACGCCGTCCTGATTCGCGATCGTCATGTAGTAGCGCTGCTCTCGGTTGGCCCAATCGAACCGAAAGATGAAGTCGCGACCTTCGAGTCGAACGCGCTGTTTGTAAAGCGGCTCGCCGGGGAAAACAGGGATCACGAGTGCCATCAGATGAGACCTTGCCCGCTAAGGATCTGGTATGCGATCGAGCCCGGCTTCTCGGCGTCTTCTCCGGCGCCGGGCGGCTTGGCGCCTTGCCCGCCTTTGTCCTGCAGCGGCTTCCCGCCGGGCACGTCGTCGGCCGGCACGGGCGCTGCAGTGACCGACCCCGACTCGACGATTCGGATGTGCTTCACGTCGATCCCGAACGACACGCCCGAGTCGCCGGCGTTGCGAGGCGCCGACACGCGAGTGATGATCATGTCTTCGTAGACCTTCAACGGCGTGACGATGCTCACGAGCACGCCGTTCCCGAGCAGCTCGACGAGCACCTCGTGCGTCTCGCGGATGGCATCGAAGACGTCGGGGAAGGCGAGGATCGTCACAGACCGCGAGTCGCCGAAGAGAGCGCCGAGAGCGTTCAGCCCCTTGCGGTAGAGCGACCCCGGCGTCGGCTCGACGGGGATCGTGTAGACGGGCGGATCCATCTCGAACGTTCGCAGCTCGCCGCGCTTCGTGAAGGGGTTCGAGGTGATCGGCTGATTCGTCGTGTAGGCGATCAGCGAAAGCGCGTCGGGTTGCGGCCGCACGTGGTCGGTCGGGTTGAAGCCGGATTCGACAGGATGCTCGGCGGTCTCGGCGACGTTCTCGTGCAATTCCTGCTCGATCACATCGAAGGTGATGATCCGCCCGCTGTCGTCGTCGGGAACGATGAACGCTGCCATGTTAGGTCGTCGCCTCCACTCGCTGTGTGAGCGCGTTCAGTGTAGCGCGTCGGTTCTCGCGAAGGTCGGATCGCAAGCCTTGCCGCAGCTTCGAGATCTGCGGATCGCTCGGCGAGCCGCCCGAGACTTCGAGCTTCACGTCGGTTTGAAAGAGGATCTGCGTCGCCTTGCCGATTGCTCCGCGTGAGGCGGCCGCTACGGGCGCGCTCGCTTCGGAGGGTCGAGCGGTCGCGGTCGCGACCTCGACGGCCGCAGCGGTCATCCTGGCGGCTTTGCGGGCCGACTTCATCGCGCCCGCGGGGATTCCCATCACGAAGGGGTCGCCGATCTCGTCTTCGGTCACGCCCGAGGGCGACTTGATCTTGAGCTTCTTCTTCACGGCGTCGATCGCGCCGTCGACGACGCCGCCGAGCGCGTCGAGCACGGCGTTCGCGCCATTCTTGATCCCTTCGACGATGCCGTCGACGATCCCGCTCGCGAGATCCTTCGCGCCTTGAAGGAAGTCCTTCGCGCCGCCGGAGATAGCCGAGCCCGTGTCGCTGATCCAGTCTTTGACCGAGCGATACCCCTCGACGATGAACTCGCCGATCGCGAGGGCGATTGCGTCGAAGGTCTCGATCGCCCCCTCGACGAGAGCTTGACCGGGCGGGCCGAAGATGGCGTCGAGATCGTTGTCGAGCTGATTCAGGTCGCCCGTCGAGACGAAGTCGGAAACCGCCTTGCCGATGTCCTTCACCGCCTGGACCACGGCGGCCGCCGAGCCCGGCCCGAAGATCTTGTCGATGAAGGTTCCGATCACCGAACCGCGCCCCTCGAAGAGCGCGATCAGATCATCGATCACGAGAACGAGAAGCGCGAACTTCAGAAGCGGGAGCGCGGCCGCCTTCGCGAGCGAGAGCAGCTGCGCCCCGAACTTGGCGATGAACAGCTTCCCGATCGCGCCGCCGAGCGCAATCATGATCGACTTGAAGAGCGACGTTCCGGCCGTCGCCTTCGAGACCCACGCGATCAGCTTCGAGAGCCCGAGCGTGACCTGATTCAGAAGCGGCAACAGAGCGACGGCGAGCTGCGACTTCAGACTCGTGGTCGCGATCTCGAACTCGAAGAAGCGATCGCGACTCGCTTCCGCCAGCGGGATCAGATCATCCGAGAGCCCGCCGCCGAAACGGTCGAGCGCGGCGAGCGCGGCGTCGAGTCCTTCGGCGCCGTCTTTGAACAGCGGTAGCAGCTTCGCGCCCGTGCGCCCGAAGATCTGCTGCGCCAAGCCGACCGCCTTCGTGCGGTCTTCGAGTGAGCCGAGCGCGACGCCCGCTTCGCGCGCGAGCTGATTCGCAGGCTTCAGCTTGCCCGAGGCGTCTTCGATGTCGACGCCGAGAGTTTGAAACGCCTCGCTCGCTTGCTTGCTGCCTTGCTGCGCGAGAAGCGCGTTCTTCCCGAGCACGCGGAACGACTGATCGAGGTTCGACGACTCGACGCCGGCGAACCCCGCCGCAGCGCGCCAAGCCTGCAGCTCTTTCCCCGACAAGCCGAGCTGAATCGACGTCTTCCCGAGAGAGTCGCCGGCTTGCGTGATCTCGTCGACGAAGTTCGAGATCCCGCGCACGACCTGAGAGCCGGCGATCAGCGCGCCGAAGGTCTGCATCTGACCGATGACACCGGCGATCCCCGTCTCGGCCTTCTTCAGACCTCGGTTGTCGATCTGGAACCCGAACCGGGCGAGGATCTCGCGGAGTGCCATCGTGTCTTATTCCTTATCCGAAGCGTGTCGTTTCGCTTCGAGTTCGTCGAGCACCTCGATCACATCATGCGCGTCGTAGAGATGATCGAGGCTCCAATCGTTTGCGACTTCAGCGAAGCTCACCGAGAAGTGCGGCGAGGTGGCGACTTTCCAGATCGGCCAGTCTTCCTGAAGGTGATCGGGGATGCTTACGGCGACTCGCTTGCCGCTGCTTCTTCGTCCGAAGCCGGGGGCTGTTCGCTTGCCTTCGCTTCGGCTTTCGCCTTGAACATCGCGACCGTCGCCGCGATGCTCCCGCCGGGCAAAAAAGAGGCGTAGTTCACCTCCAAACAGAAGCCGAGCCACTGCATCATCTCGCCGTATGCGCCGGCGAAGTGTTGGTCGGGGTCGACCGCCGAGAGCGGGAGCGGCGCGGGCAGCTGTCCGCCGGCGACCTTCGTCGTCGGAATGAACGTGTCGACGAGATAGTCGAGGTTCTCTTCGGTGATCGACTCGGCGAGCGAGGCGAACACCTTGCCCACCGAGTCGACCGAGAACGACTCGCCGCCCGAGAGCGCGCTTCCGAGCGCACCCCCGAGCATATTGGCGATTCGCGCGAAGACTCGGCCGCCTTGTCGAGCGCCGAGCTGTTCGACGCTGTAGGTGAAGCCGCGGTTCCCGATCTCCTGTGTCTTGGTCTCTTTCATGGTTGCCCTATCGATGTGCTTCGTCAGTTTCCGCCGTCGAAGCGTTCGAGGTTCGCGATTCGGATCGTCCACTCACGCGCCGTGGGCTCGCGGTCGAACGACACGTTCGGGGGCTGGCTGATCCAGCACTCGGCCGCAGCATACAGCGACGTGCCTTGCTTGTCGCGAACGAGGAACGGGCCGACACCGGCGCCGTTCCCGTTCAGTCGGTCGATGTTGTTCAGCGCCGAGAGCAGCGCGTTCCCCGTCGAAGACTGCATGAGGATCACCGAACACGTGGCTCGGCGGTCGTTCGTCTTCGAGCGAGTCACCTCGCCGTCAGTGCCGACCTTGTCGACGAAGTCGGGCGACTCGGGCTCGATGCGGCAGAACTCGCCGTCATCATAACCAGAGTCGATCGGGATGCCGGCGACGATGATCGTCACCTCGTTTGCGTCGTAAACCTTCATCAGTCGTTCCCTTTCTCAGACCGAGAGCACGCCCGAGATCTGCAATTGGTGGATGGCTCCCGCAAGGGTCGCCTGAAAGAAGATGTCGGGCAGCACGCGCGACGCCTTGTCGTTCGGGTCGATGTCCGCCACCGCCGGCGCCGTCACGATGGGAGCGGGGTCGGCGGCGAGACCGCCGACGGCGATCCCTTGCTGCAGCTGCGCGAGTACCTGCGCTCGCATGAGGTCGACCCCCGTGTCGGTGTAGGGGATCTTCGGGTTGTTGATCAGCACGCCGAAGATCCGTTCTTTGATCCGAGCGTCGAGCCAATCGATGAAGCGGGTCACGTCGATGTATTCGCCCGAGGCGGTGATGCCGAACGTCGTGATGTTGTTCCCAGCGATCCGGCGGTAGACGTTCCCGCCCTTGCTCTCGATCACCGCGACCTGACCGCCGGTCAGCGCACCGTCGACCTGCACGCCCGCCAGAGTCTTGAACGACCACGTCGCCGATCCGGGGTCACGCGGGAGCATGTTCCCCGCCCAACCGGCGGCGGTGAAGTTCAGCAAGCGGGCTTGCGAGTAGATGATCGCCGTGCGCGCGTAGGCGAACGACTGAAGGTCGCTCATGACGTCGGCCGTCACGGTGTTGTCGACGACCTCGCTGTCGCTCGTGTTGCAGATGAAGATCTTCTTCCGCGCTTCGATCCATGCCGCACCGGCGAGGATCTCGGCTTCGCTGTTCGAGTCGAGCAGCAAGGCATACCAACCGTCGGGGTCGACGGTCTCGATCGCCGCGAGGTCGGCGGCGAGCCCGGGGTCGGCAGTCAGATCCTTGATCGTGAAGTTGTCGGGTTCGTCGAAGCCGACGAAGTCGGCGAGCTGCCCGGCGGTGTCGTGAGTGACGGTGATGTGCGTCGTGTCGTCGGTGCACGAGATGCCGGTGATTGCGTCGACGAGCGCCTGCAGCGCCGTGCACACGATAGCCACGGTCGCGGCCGCCCCGACGGTGTAGCTGATCGATGTCGTCGTCGTGCCGACGACGACGTCGAACTCGTAGACGTAGCCTTGCGTCACGTTGATCGGGGTGATGCGAAGCACCTGCGTGAAGGCGCTCGACCGCTTGCCGATCTTCCACGAAGCGGGCTTCGGGTTCTGACTCGCGAGCTTCGTCGCGATCAGCACGGCGGGGTCGGTCGCCGACCATCCGTCGTCGGTCATGGTGGTAAGCGCTTTGTACTCTCGGACGGTGTACGCCTCGGAATGCGCGCGCGCGATCAACGGGGTCCCAAAGCCGAGCCGGCTCACGGTCGACGTCTGGGCGGTGATCGATACGGAAACGATGTCGTTCAAGCTCATGTCGGCTCGCTCCTTCAGTGGTTCAATTCGGTGTCGTCGTGGTCGACGGGGTTGTTCACGGTTTCGATGTTGTAGAGGCGGTTCGCTTCGCCGGTGTCCGCCGTGGCGTGAGCAGCGTTGAAGACGAACTCTGTGATCGCGACGGATAGCTCGCGATCGTCGATCACGACGCCGCCGATGTCTTGGGTCTGCTCGACCTTCGCGAGCGCGAACTCGATCGCTCGAAGCGCGGCGAGGTTCCGAGAGAACTTGATGCGGGTTCGCATCGCCGTCGAGAGATTGTAGGCGAAGCGATCGTCGTCGGCGTCGAAGCTCTCGACGCGGGCTTCGACCACGACTCGACGATGACCCGCGATCACTTCTTCGAGCGTGGGGTCGGGAGCGGCGACGTTCAGATCGTTATACCTACGGTCGTCGACGCCGTGGTCTCGCTCGTTCGACACGCGCAGCACGACGATCGCCTGACCCACGGGGTCGACGTAAGGCTCGCGGTCGCGAGCCCACACGACTTGTGCGCCATCGGTGAGCCCCTCGAAGAGCGTCACGAGCGCGGGGCGAACGGTTTGCCAGTCGAGCACGTCATTCCACCTTGTGAGTGATGCTCGCTACGAGCTGCCCGGTGTCGATCAGCGGCGTGCTCGAACCCTTGCGGGCGATGGTCGCCGGCGACAGCTCGGGCGGGATGTGTCCGCGGATTCTCTGTTGCATGCTCGCCGCCATCACGAGCCCGGCTCGGTCGAGCCCGGTGTCGACGTTGTAGCGACCGCGAACGATCGCCTCGCCGACCTCGCGAAGCAGACGGTTCGCGGTGTCTTCGTTCGAGTCGACCCATCCGCGAACGAACGAGCGCTCGGGAACGCCGAGCCCGAACTCGTGAATCGAGGCGATGTCGGCGACGGTGCCACCGCCGGTCGAAGAAGGCGCGCCGCCCTCGCCAGAGTGCACACCGACCGTCACCGCACGACCGCGAGCCGCAGCGCCCACGCGCTTCACGAGCGCGCGGTAACCGCGGTCACGGTCGACGATGTGGGATCGGTTGGGCATTAGCAGACTCGGAAGCCGGGGGTATGCGAACGGGCGAGGGCTAGAAACCTCGTAAGGTATCGCGAGCCCCCGTCCTTCGCGTCAAGCTTCGCGCTTCGCCCCCATGGTGAGAGGGCGAGTAGGTGGGCCGCTTGCCACTCGACGGCGTCGTCGGTCGAGTCGCCGAACACGTCGGCGTCGACGTTGCGCGCGGCTTCCGAGAGTGCCTTCGACACCATGGTATCGGTAGCCTTCTCGAACTCACGAAACCGCGCCTTGAAGCCTTCGACGGAAACGGCCACGGGGTCAGTCCTTCGACAGCTCGACGAGGCGCTCGCCGATCAGATCCTTGATGCCTTGTCGATGATCGGCTTCCGCCCAAGCGTCGAGCTTGTCGACGCTCGTCTCGGCGGCGATGACGGGACTCGCCTTCTCGATCGTGAGATCCTTCAGCGTGCCGGCGTTCGGGTTCGCTCGCGCCTGAAGCTCTTCGGTCTCTCGCTTCTTCAGCTCGGCTTCAAGGGCGGGGTGCCACTGCACAGGGATCGCCTGATCCTTCAGAGCGCGCTGCAGCTCGCGCGTGGTGAACTCGGCGAGCACCTCTGCGGGCGGCGGCTCGTTCGGATCGGGCATGTCGTCTTTGACGTCGACGGTGATCAGCTTCTCGCGAAGCCAGAGCTTGATCGTCGCGTGGTTCTTCGCCGCCTTCCAATACTTGTCGTCGAGCGGGTTCCGACCGGGGAGCCACTTCGCGGGCTTGTGTCCGGGGATCGCGGGACCAGTGAGAAGGCGCTTTTCGGTGTTCGTGATGGTTGCCATGTTTGACGCTCCGTGCGTTCGGGGTTTCTACCGCGAAAGCCCGAGGCGCTCTCGCGCTCTCGGGCTCCCGCGAACCTCTGTTCGAGGTCAGCCGGCGAGGTCGTCCATGTAGGCGATGCCGAGCGGATACTGAATCCGCACGCCGCCGATCCGCGAGTGCGTCGGCACCACGGCTTCGAGGTTCCGCCACTGCGGCGGGAATTGCTCGAAGGGCTGCGGCTCGACTCCCGAGAGCACCTCTTCGTCGCGCTTGTAGGCGACGGCGCGAGAGGTGCCGCCCGCGCCCGCGGTGTTGAGCTTGTTCCACTGCTCGACGTTGCGGATGTAGGGCGAGTTTTCGAGGAAGTACTTCAACACGGTCATGCTGTTGTCGACGCTCATCGGCGTGGTGTTCACGAGCTTGAACGCCGTGTGATCGAGCAGAAGCGCGTCGGGCTCGAACATCTCCAGAGTCGCCAGCACGATCGACGACGCAAGCTCGTTCAGGTCGGCGAGCATCTGCAGCGGCGTTGCGCTGCTCGTGACCCACGTTCCGGTGATGGCCGAGACGATGGGGACGTTCGCGTTGTTCAGGAAGCCGCCGATCCCAGCGTCGGCATTGCCGAGCGCCATGATCTCGTCGAACGCCTGCTCGTGCGCTCGACGTGCCGCGCGGGCTCGCCGTTCACTGAGCTGCGACCCCGTCTTCGCGGCACGCCGCATGTCTTGGATCGAGTAGGCGTAGGACGCACCGAGCGACTTGATCGGAGCGGGGAACTCCTTCGCGAGAGCGTCGACGCGCGGAAGGTCGTCGGCGTAGTTCGCGATGATCTTCGCCATGCCGAACATGTCCCACTGGCGGTAGGTGAAGAAGTCCGCGGCCGAATCGACGGTCGTGTCGATCGGGATGAAGCGGCGCGCCTTCAGCTCGGCATACTTGATGTCGTAGGTCTTGGCGTAGATGTGTTCCAGCTGCCGAGCGAGCGCGGCAGTCTCGCCAGCATCCAAACGGATGTTGCAGTACTGCTCGACGTCGGCCTGAAGGCGGGCGATGTATGCGTCGGAGAAAAGCATGATCTGTTTTTCCTTATCTGCTCTGTGTCTTCAGTTGAGGATCAGAGCGTGGGCAGGTCGAGTTCGACCATGGCGATCCTCTGCGTGTCGCCGTTGAAGTTGACGTCTCGGTGCGAAGTGACGAACTTCGCGTTCGGGAGTGCGACGGCGTCGCCTGCGTCGGCATCCTGTCGGAAGGCGCCGAGCTTCTCGGCGCCGGCCGCGACGAAGCGAACGAACGCCGCGGTGTTCGCGGTGATGGTCGCGGTCGCGTCGCAGAGCACCCAGACGCGCCCCTTCTGCACGATGGGCAGCGACTCTTCGACGTCGAACTCGTTCCCCGCCGCCATGGCGGCGGCGGTGCGAGCCGGCATCTTCGAGGCGTCGTACATGACGACGCCGAGCGCGCCGCCGCCGGTGACTTCGCCGGTCGCGGTGGGGGCGACGGCTTGGTTCTCGGCGTCGGTGCCGGCGGTGACGAAGAGACCAGCCCCCGCGCCGGCTGCATCTTCGGCGAGGCGGGAGATCGTGTCTTGGGCGACGCCGATGTCGGCGACGAGCCCGGCGCGAGCGACGGGCATCTCGGTTGCGTGAACGGTCTGCATGATGGTTTGTCCTTCCTAGGTTGAGAGCCCGGTCAGTTGTTGGCGGTGGAGTGGCGAAGGGGCTGCGACGCCGCCTTCGCGTTGTCGGCGATCATCCGGTCGCGAGCCGACGCCGCATCGTTGCGGTTCTCGTCGGTCACGGGCTGACCCTTGTCGTCGAGGCGCTGCCCCTTGCGTCCGCCGCCGACGGCGGCGGAACGAACGGCGCCGATCCCCGTGCCGCCCTCGTCGTGGCGGCGGGTCGTCTTCGCACGAGCGTCGAAGAAGGCGCGCACATAGTCGTCGCTCTTCTCGTCGGGCTCGAAGCTGTCGTCGTCGTGGCGGATCGCCTCGACCATGATCTCGCGGTCGGTCTTCCCGTCCGCCTTGAAGTCTTCGCCGACGATGCGGGTCGCGTTCGCGACGAGGTCGGCGCGCTCCTTCACGCGCTCGTCGAGCGCGCTCGGATCGGTGGCGGCGTCGAGGCGGGCTTGCACCTCGTCGCGCTCCTTCACGGCGGCGTCTCGCTCGGCTTCGGCTGCGTCGGCGCGGGCGCGCTCCTTCGCGAGCTTCGCCTCGCTCATCTCTTCGAGCTTCGCGAGGTGCTCGTCGCTGCCGATCTCGTAGTCGCGACCGTCGATGCGGATGGTCTTCATGATGCTGGTTTCCTTCGTTGGGGTTTCTCGGATCTGATTGCCCGACGCATCGAGACGAAGGGCGACTTCGTTGCCTGCTCGACCCCAATTCTTGGGACCGAGGGCGACATGGTTGTAGCGGATGTTCCGTTGCACGGCGTCGTAGCGCTCGCCGTTCCACTCGCCCGGCGACATGTCGCGCCGGCACGAGTAACCGCACGACAGCTCGCGCCGAGCTTCGGGATCGTCGTCGTCTTCTCGCGTCACGCGCGAGACGGCGTCGGCGTCCTGAATCATGAGGTTCGCCGCGACGAACTTCCCGTCGGCGCGCACGTCGTCGCGCACGTGCCCGACCGAGAGGTCGCGCCAGTTTGACGGGCGCACGGGCGTCGAAGGATGCAGGGCGGTCACGGGCGCGCCCGCGAGCGTCGCGAGCGAGTCGGCCGAGAACACTTCGTCGGGGTGCCGCAGCTCGCGCACTTTCGAGCCATCGGGCTGCGTGTAGACGAAGACCCCGACGCGGGTCAGATTCGCGGGGACGCGCAGCCCGCCTTGCGGGGTGCGCGCAACGCGGCCGAACCGACCTCGATCGATTCGGTCGACTTGCGAGCTGTCGTCTTTGAGCACCACACTGAACGGATTAGCATGGTTCGCAGCCCGTCGACAATTCAGATGTTTGGACGCAGCAAGGCTTGCTGCGTCTCTTCGGTCAGCTCGGGCAGAACGGGGAACGCCGTGCAGCGACATTGGTAGTCTTCGCCGGGGTGCCCGACTCGACCGTCGTCGCTCACCTCGGGAGGTGCGTCCCATGACTGCCGAGTGCCGTCGAGTTCGGCGTGCCGATCGCGCACGCGCTCGTCGCCGCTCGACGTCCAGATGTACTCACGAACGCCGGCGTTCACCATGCGCGTTCGGGTGATCTGCGAATTGATGGTGAGCGTCTGATCGCGTGCGAGAAGCGCCGCCTTCGAGCGCGTCACGCCGAAGCGATCCTCGATCGCCTTGCGCACGACCTCGACGCGCGCGCCCCTCGCCGTCGACTCTTCGAGCAGCTGCGTGATCTCGACGAGCTGCTCGCCCGCCAGCGACTTGATCCGGCTCACGTTGATCGCGCGGAAGTTCCCGAGCTGCGCGGCGACGGCGGGGGCGGCGTCGAAGATCGACACGCCTATGACGCGCTTCACCTCGCGCCCGTTCGCGACCGCGAGACGCTGCCCGATCACTTCGAGCCCGCGGTCGAGTTCGGCTTCGTCGAAGATCTCGGCGAGGTGAAGCTCGAGAGCTTGCAAGCGCGCCGAGACGTAGCGTGGGATCGACGCATCCGATCGCATGCCCGGATCGCCTTCGCCCTCGATCCTCGACAGTACGGGAAAGAGCAAGCGAGCGACCTCGCCCTCGAAGCGGGCGAGGCGCTGCTTCGCGAGACGGAACATCGCGAGCGCTGGCGCGCGAGGTTCTCTCACCGACCGCGCCTTGCGAACGGCTCTCGACGGGACGCGCGCCATCACGCCTCGTCGTCGTCATCCGCCGGCGGTGGGGTCGACGGCGTGTCGATGGGCAGCTCGTCGGCCTCGCCGCCCGCGCCGTTCGGG